TATTCCATTAACGCAAAGTGATATATTTTATTCAATCTTTTCGCAGGCTCTTAGAATATCTAAAAGTACAGACTCTATTTTTAATATAAAGGAAAAAGTAGCAAAATTAGCTGCTAATAAAGGCTTTGAAAAAGATATTGATGAATATAAAAAATCTTATGAAAAAGAAGAAAAGAATATTGATAATGTTATCTATATCTTCTTAAATGCGCTGTATCAAACAGATCCTAATATTTTATCTCTAAATGAAGCAGGCATTGGAAAATGGATGTCTTTCTACAAAACGGATGTATTTAAAGACGCAATCACAGCTAAGGATTTTGTAGATAAATTTAATCGTTATTTAAATGACTTGAATTATATATGTGATTACTTTACAAATAAAGTAGGTCTAGATAGTAAATCTTCTATCTATATATCTTGGATTTTACTGCAATATGAAAATTATTTTGATCTTCTTAAATTTTTAGTAGAGTTATTTAAGACAAGACACAACTATATCGATGGTAAAGCAACTCTTTATGTAACAGGAACAAACAACATCGATAATATTAAACTTGAAGAAATTGCAACCAGACTTAATTTGACATTGATTAATAATTACATAAGAAGTAACAATAAAAGAATGGATGGCTTCATCACCAATATTAAATTAACTTCAAGTGGAGATTATGCTTTAAGTTTGAATGACATTTTAGATAACATTGATTTTGATTCTATTTTTAATCTTAACTACAATGACCATAAAGAAAAAGGTAATACAAAGATTAAAGATGAAAGCAGAATAATAAAAGTCATTTTTGCACTTCAAGAATCTTTTCTTAATTATGTAGCAGCAGGCAAAAGTAAGACAATTGCTGAATACTTAAATAATATTTTATCGCTAGCTGAGAGCTTCTCAATTGAACATTTATACAGTGTAAAAGAATATGAAGACACTACAAGATTAGCTAATTGGAATAACAAAAAAAGTAAATTTAAAGATGGAAATGAATTTGACGTAGCTAGATTTAATTTTGCTAATTTAAGTTTACTTAATAAGAGTTTAAATTCGTCTGTTAATGATAGTGAAATATTGGATAAACTTCAAAAATATAAAACGGCAAGAAAAATTAATGGTTGTGAATGGGAATATTTAATTCAATCCTTAGTAAAGGACTCTGAATATTATTTGAATACAGAAATTAGTAAGCTTTGTCTTCCTGAAAGAACAATAATAAATATAGATCAAAATACATGGGAAATTTCGCCAAACAACAGGGAATTTAACATAAAGTTGCTTAAATTAGTTGTAGAAGAAATTTCTAAGTGATAAAAAGGTGCTCCTTGCTAGTGTAATAACTAGTAGGAAACACCTCTTTTTTATTGTCTAAAGAATAACTCTGGAATGTTGTAGGCGATATCTTTTATATCGTCAACGACTGATCGCTTGTCACATTCGAGAATAGAAGGCTTAAGCTTATATTCACCATTAACTTTAATTACGTATTGGTCCTGGTGTTTCTTGATGTAATCGGCAGTATCACGTTCAAATCCGTTTCTTTGAAGGAAGATTGTCAATTCATTAGTCGAGCCATATTCTACATATTCATACCAGTCATTTTTGAATGGCTGCCCATTTGTTTTAAGCCTCTTATACTCATTTGAAAAGCGTAAGAAGTAATTTGCGATGCTGAAAAGGATGACGTTTTCAATTATCTGAAGCGTATCACCAATGACAATGTTTTTGTGCTGCTGTGAATTGTTGTATGGTACGACACTGCGGTCAGGAAGCTGAACCATTTCACCATGTTGAAGATTATGATTTAATGTGTCCTGAAGTAATTGCTTCAAGCCATAGCTATTCATCCAGCGAGTAAGGATTACCGCATAGTAATTGATTTTATTTCCATTCCCAAGTGTCTTTTTTTCATAAATTGACCATTTGAAAACATCGTTTAATTTCCATAAGAAATCTCTCAAATCGTTGTATTCAACGTTGCCATTTACTAAGTCTGGATATTTAAGACCTTCTTCATTTATCGCATATACCAAACGTTCTGTTTGATCAGGCGAAACATTGATATCATCATCTGGTTCAGCTTTTTTGGCAGTTGTATCAGTAAAGTGTGATTTTATCTTAGCAATTGATTCTTCATTTAAGACTGAGTTAAATTGTTCTCGCACAACACTTTGCCTATCTTTCATGATATCCCTAAGTAGAATAAGGCTTGTTTTACGCATGAGATTATATTCTTCGTCTTTAACGTTATCTGGATGAGGAATTTGTGTATTTCCTTTAGCCAAATTCTCGACTATGGTCATTTTATTACAAAGAGATAAAGATTCTGTAAGAGCGACTTTTTGATCCGGAACATCTTTGATTAACAACTCCTTAATGGTATCCATAGAAGTGTGCTTTTCTTGGCGTATAATAAAGACATTGCCATATAGGTTATACTCGATTCTTCCAACTCGGCCTAGCATGTTCTTGAATTCAACAGCGCTCATTGTGCCAGCATTGCCAATATTGCAACTAACGGCTATCAAGTTATCAGCAGGCAAATTAACACCTTCAATGATGGTGGAAGTGCAGAAGATTGCCTTAATCTTTTTAACACGATAAAGTTCCTCGATTTTGGTTCTTACATGAAGAGGAAGATATCCAACATGGTAAGCTACGCCTTTCCTAATTAAGTCTGCTAAATAATAATCGGAGTGAATATCGTTTCTTATTTCGTCTGCAAGATCATCAAGTTCCTTTTCATTCAGATATGCTACTGATGAGTCTTTTGCATAATCAATAGCCATAGTCACGGCTTTATTCTTTCCTGAACAGTAAATTAAGGTTGATTTGGTTAGGTCTTTCTGGATTATTGAGCGAACCAAGTCATTGATTGTAATGTTTGGACTTAATGCTTGAATTTCCTCAAAGACGTTCTTTCCTTTTTTGTGTGGATTGAAGACAAGCATTTTATGTTCTTTCAAATCCAGCACATATTTCATTTGACTTACGGGAGTGAATGTGGTTTTTAAGATTGTAGGTTCTAACTGTTCATAGTTAGGCAGAATTTTTAAGAATGTTCCTGGATTAGGAATGTTAGGCGAAGCCAAAATTAAATGAGGTTGTCTTTCTCTTTGAAGCAACATATCGGTAACTTTGAAATAGAAAGTAGCTCTTCCGTCAAACATTGAGATTCTATGTGCTTCGTCTATGAATAGGAAATCAACGCTTAAAGTTGGAAAAGATATCAAAGTATATAGTAATCTTTCTGGAGTCATAACCATGATGAAGTTCTTATTTTCATCCTTTAGGTGTGGTGAGTTACCTGAAGTGATTACTCTATAGTTTTGCTTTTCAAGCTCGTCTTTTAAATCTTCTTTGATGATGTTCGTTGATATTTCACTTATAAGTGCCTTGGTCGGAACAAGAATTGCGAAATTACCCTTACATCCAGATAAAACCTTATCCTTGATAAACATTCTCATGATTAGAGATTTGCCTAAAGAAGTAGGACCAGAATAACTGAATACCTTATCGTTTAGATGATTGTAAATCTCCTTTTGCGGATGGAAGAAATACTTATTTTCTTGATGCGGAATTTCCAAATAATCCAAATCAAAATTGCTGTATAGTTCATCAAGGAAAGAAGAACTCTTGTATTTGGTCCTGATAAGCTGAAGGCCACGATAGTTTCCTATGTTTTGAAGAATTGATGATGCATAGGCTTTTACTTTTGCATCGGTTGGATAAAGGGCATTAAGTAAGGCTATAATTTCCTGAGCCCATGCTTTATGTTTCTCTGAATTTGGATGCCCATAAGACTTGGATAATATGTCCGCAAAGCGTAAAGCATGTTCTCTGTTTATTGGCCTATTTCTATGTGTGGTCCCCAATAGCTGCATTGAGTAGTTGAAAAGAATGGTGTTGTAAATCTCGTTCAAATATTCATTATCATCAATTTTGCTGTAGATTGCATCACCGAGAGTAGAGTATGTCGGTTTCATGATTTACACCTCCAGTGCTTCAGACATAATGGCCTGTGTATCTATTAATGCATCGTTAAGTGGCAAAGCAAAAATATAGAAAGAATATGATTCTAAACCCAATGATTTTATTTTTCTTTCTATGTATGGAATGGCTGACTTCAAATCAGCTTCTAACTTAGCTTTGATATCCTTTTTGTACTCATCATTGACAGGGTTGTAAGCAACATCGACAGAGTATCCTAAAAATAATCCAAATGCTGGATCAGGCTTTTCTAAACCAGAACCTTTCTTAGGAATAATCATTGCTTCAAGTGCTTTATTTGTTTCCAGACCGAATTCCTGATTCAAAATGGTAGTCTCCAAAAGTTATAGTTCATCTTTGGTCGAGTTTTTAATGTTAATGACTTGCTGGAACGCATTGTCAATAGCCTCGTTTAATGATTCTATAGTGTCGGTTGCACCGAATATGAGTTGATTGAATAGCCGGTCACCCTTTTTCAATGTGAGGATATGGATGCCAGAAGAGGTGCTTTCATATAAGCCGCTTTTATCTTGAAGTTCCATTTTTGAGAAAATCTTAGGCGCATGTAAAACACACTCCAGAAATGAATAGAGCATAAGTTCATTAAAATGTGAAATGGTTGGCTTGGAAGCAACTCTCCTTTTATATGATCTAATTGCATTGACTGCCAATTTGGAAGATTCGTTTCTAACTTCATAACTATTTCTGGCAGCTCTTGAATAGATGTAACGTCCAATATTATCTTGGATAAAGCCTTGTATCTTAGTGTAATCAATTTTACTGCTTGTAACATCAAGGCAATAAAATTCAAGTGTGCTGTTATTTGGAACAGACAATTCGTAACCACCTATTTTATTGAAAACCTCATCAAAGGCTTCAGAATCAAGGGTTAACGGAACCTTAGAGAATACCTTTGTTTCCTTTGTAATAAGTCGGATATTCTTTCCGCTTGATAAGTTCGTATCAAAAAACGATGAATCTATTTCTTTTATGCTTTCTTTAAAAGAGCGGTTATCAATATAGATAACAACGTAGTAGTAGACATTGGCGATTAAGTCAGCAAATGAAAATGTCTGTTTTTCTACGATATCTTGCTTTGTGTACCCTTCGTCCATAAATCCAATTTGAGTAGCATCAGGGATGTTGTCATCCTTAAGTACTGCTTGAATAGCAGAAACAACTAACTGCTTACCTGCATAGTCGAAATTTGGTTCGAATTTTGTTTTTATTTCATCGACGAGTTCTTCTTTGTCTATTTCTAACAAATTGGAGTCGACAAGATTATTCTTGCCAGATAAATAACCGCTTTGAATATTTGACTCCATTGAGCCTTTATCCACGATTTCCAACAAATCATTAATCATCGTGAATTGCTTTCTTGATGCTAATTTATAGTGGCATAGGATTTTTAAGAAGGTTCCAAGACATAACTTTTTCAAATTACATCACCTCCGATTCATTAAATTCGACATCGACGATATCGCCAATATTACAATTTAATACCTTACAAATTCGACCTAGCGTTTCTAAGCTAACTGATCCGCCTTTGCTCATTGTAGCAAGCGTAGAAGGACTCAGCTTAGCTTTAACTGCTAGGTCTTTTTTCTTTAGTTTATTGTCGATTAGTAATTTCCAAAGTTTATTAAATGAAAACGACATCATTATCACCTACACAATTTCTGAAATATCTAATCTTTATTATATCATCATTGCAAATATTAAACAAATGTTCGCTTACAAAAAATAGTAAAAAAATTACATTTTTCTATAGTTTGGCATTTTGCCGACTTGGTGCCGACTGGTGCCGACTAGATACGTTAGTAATTAAAAAATTATTCAGTAAAATGGAATTAGCAAGAGACGAAAACAATCGAATTTTGCTAAGAAATTCAAGTCTGTCGACAGACCAAAGAAAGGACGGTAATTCATATGACAAACAATAGTCAATCAAATCGTCTTCCTATCTTTGGGAGGGACATCGTTGATGATTGGTCTTGGGACCGCGAAGAAGAAGAAATGCGTGAAGCAAACGAATCTGATTCGGACAATGAAGAAAACCAAAACTAATCACGAAAAGTAATAGGTTGGCCGTCTATTACTAAAGATGCTGATACTAGTTATTGCGCAGCATCTAATACTTATTAATACACTTCAATACATCGCAATTGTAGCGAAGTAAAAATCAAAATGGAACTCTTTTAATTCCTAGGTTTTTACTGCGCTCATTTTTGCTGCAAGGATTCATTGAGAGTCTCCATTTTGATCAATTTTAGAAATCAAAAATCAAGGAGACAATCAATGAAAAAAATAGTTTATGAATGGGCTGATGGTACCAAAACAACCATCGAAGTAGAAGACAAATGGGCTGATTTTGTTGAAGACTCAAGACGTAAAGAAGAGAACTATGAACGCAAGATGCGTTACTGGAACAAAGTATCACTAGATAGCTGCGAATATCAAGGTGACTGGTTTGAATCACCTGTTCCAACACCGGAGGAAGCATATTTTCAAAAAGAACAAGAAGAAAAAGTAGAGGCATTTATAGCAACTTTAACTTCGGTTCAAAAGAGAAGACTTCAATACAAATTAGATGATCCAATGATTAGCTTTAGAGAAATCGCTCGACTTGAAGGCACTAATTTGAATGCTATTGGATCGTGCTTTGAGTGTATCAAAAAGAAGTACAAAAAATTTTTTGAAGAAAATTAACAAAAGATACTGGTCAAATGCCTCCTTAAATCTCCATACAGCGTAAGGGATAAGCAAATCACCCTTACACAAAATTACAAGGAGGTATTTGCATATGAAACATGAAGTTAGTATCAACGTTTCAAAAACAGAAATCAAGAATGTGATGGACATCAAGGTTGTACCAAAAACAACTGAAGCACTAGAAGAGGCTATCTTTGGTAACCCTGGAAAGATGACCATCATTATTCCTGGCGACACGGTTGAATCTATCTGTGTAAAAGAAATCAAAGAAGGAGGACAAGTGAAATGGGCAAGATGAGTGAATTGGATATTCTTCTTCAAGAATTAGATGAACATGCTAATGCAATCGTTCAAATCGCAGCCGATATTCGTTCTATGTTTACAAACGTTCCCGCTGATAAAGCACCTGTCGATAATGGCTGGGATTCAGTTAAAGAACAAGATGAATACGAAGCTAAAAAGGAAGAAGAAAAAGCTATCACATTAGATGAATTAAAGCCAAGATTGGTTGCTAAGGCTCGTGAAGGTAAATCAGACCAAGTTAAAGCCTTACTTAACAAGTACGGCTATAACAAATTATCTGAAGTTGATCCTAAAGACTACAAAGCAATTTTTGATGAAGCAGAGGTGCTCTAATGCCTGATAAACATTGTTTGCTCTCAGCATCAAGCTCACATCGTTATTTGAATTGCGAGAAGTCAGTTGAAATGACAAAGGACCTACCCAACGAAACATCTATCTATGCTGAAACAGGGACTATTGCTCATAGCGTTTGTGAAATTCAGCTAAAGAAGATGCTGGACATGGAAGGAAAAGACGAACCTTATCCAGAAGGAACAACTCAAGATAATATCGACAATGCCAATGAGTATGCTGGTTTTATCCAAGAATTCTTAGATGAGTATAAGCAGCAAGGATTACATCCAATAGTGCTTATTGAGCAAGAGGTCTCTTACTCGGATTATATTCCAGATTCATATGGCACATCAGACTGCATCATATTAACCGAAGAATTCATACACATCATAGACTATAAGAATGGTTCTATGAAAGTTGATGTAGAAAATAACTCACAGCTTATGATTTATGGGCTTGGAGCAATCCAGAACTTCGATTATTTGTTTGATGCAAAGACGGTAAGACTTTCTATCTTTCAACCTAATATTTCTAATTATGGTACATGGGAAATCAGCAAGGATGACCTTATCGACTGGGGGTTAAATGTACTTAGACCTGCAGGCGAAAGAATCCTTAATAAGCATGACCTATCTTGGAAATCAGGTGATTGGTGTATCTTCTGTAAGGCGAAGGCAAACTGCAGAAAAAGAGCGGAAGAAAACCTATGCTTGGCTGCTAAAGACTTCGCACTGCCTGATACTTTAACACCAGAAGAAATCGGTACTACGCTATCCAAAATTGACGACCTTGTTTCATGGGCCAATGATGTAAAGGATTATGCCTTAGCCCAAGCATTGCAAGGTGTCCGTTATGAAGGATGGAAGGTAGTGGAAGGCAGAAGCAACCGCAAGTACAAAGATGAAAATGAGGTAGCAGAAGCTGCAATTATAAATGGATTTGATCCATACGTTAAGAAGGTTGCTACTATCACAGAGCTTCAAAAGAGGATGGGCAAAGCAAAGTTTGAAGAATTAATCGCAAGTAAAGGATTGGTTATAAAACCTGCTGGTAGCCCTACTCTTGTAACTATTGAAGATAAAAGACCGGAGCTAGTCTTAAATTCGGCTCAAGAAGATTTTAAAAATTTAGACAATTCGGAGGAAAATTAATTATGTCAAATAATACAAAATTCGTAAATCCTACTAAGGTTATCACAGGAAACTGTGTATTCAGTTATTTAAATTGTTGGGAACCTCGTGCGCTTACAGAGGGTCAAACTCCTAAATTCAGCGTCTCTCTTATCATTCCAAAGTCTGATACTAAGACCATTGATAAAATCAAGAAGGCTATTGAAGCAGCTTATAAGGAAGGCCAATCTAAGTTGAAAGGTAATTCTAAGTCTATTCCATCGCTTGCTGCAATTAAGACTCCTTTAAGGGATGGCGATACTGAGAGGGACGGAGACGAAAATTACAAAGGTTGTTATTTCGTTAATGCAAACTCTACGCAAAAGCCAGGTGTCGTTGATGTCAATCTCCAACCTATCCTCGAAAGAGATGAAATGTATTCAGGTGTCATAGGAAAGGCATCGATCAGCTTCTATGCATTTAATTCAAACGGGAATCGAGGGATTGCATGTAGCCTTAACCATTTGATGAAGGTTAAAGATGGTGAGCCATTAGGATCAAGAGCTAGTGCTGAGTCAGATTTTGCCACAAATGATGCCGATGATGACTTCCTTGATTAATTACCTTTTAATCGATATTGAAACGTACAGCAGTGTAGATTTATCCAAGTGCGGAGTTTTCAAATATTCAGAGAGTAGCGATTTCAAAGTCCTACTCTTTGGATACTCCATAAATGGTGAGAAAGTACATGTAGTGGATTTGGCCAGTGGCGAGCCGATTCCACCTTTTGTCATATCTGCACTAAAAGATGATAACGTGACGAAATACGCCTATAACGCTTCCTTTGAACGTGCATGTCTATCTAGGTATCTTGGTCTATCCAAAGATGAATTTCTAAACCCAGCCTCATGGAAATGCCATATGGTTTGGAGTGCTTATTTAGGTTTGCCTCTATCCCTAAAAGGTGTCGGCAAGGTTTTAAATCTTGATTCACAAAAGATGGAAGAAGGTAAGGAGCTCATCAAGTATTTCTGTGTTCCAAATAAAGAAGGAAAGCAAAACACTCCCGATGTTGCACCTAGTAAATGGGAACTCTTCAAAAAATACAATAAGCGTGATGTTGAGGTTGAACTTCAAATCCATGAAAGGCTAATTAAATACCCAGTTCCTGATTTTGTATGGGATGAATACCACATGGATCAAGAAATCAACGATAGAGGTATCCTTGTAGATTCAAAGCTGATAGATGCAGCTATCGATATCAATGAAGAGGTAACCAATAGGCTCAATTTAGAAATGAAGGCTTTAACCGGTATAGACAATCCAAATTCAGTGCTACAGCTTAAGGAGTGGTTTTCTAACAATGGAGTTGATATCGACACACTTGGCAAAAAGGATGTTTTGAAGCTCAAGGATGAAATGAAAGACAAGAAGACACTGCGTGTATTATCGATAAGGCAGCAAATATCTAAGTCATCCATCAAGAAATATCAAGCCATGCAAAATGCCAAAGGCAGTGATGATAGGGCTCGTGGAATGTTTATGTTTTATGGAGCAAATAGAACAGGTCGTTGGGCTGGAAGGCTCATACAACTGCAAAACCTACCTCAGAACCATCTGCCTGATTTAGAGGATGCCAGAGAGCTTGTTATATCTAAAGATATAAATGCACTTGAAATGCTCTACGAAGATATCCCCGATACCTTATCACAGCTTATTAGAACTGCTTTTATTCCAAGACAAGGCTACAAGTTTATTGTGGCAGACTTCAGCGCTATCGAAGCTCGTGTTATCGCATGGTTTGCAAATGAGAAGTGGCGCATTAATGCCTTTAAGAATAATGAGGATATCTATTGTGCCTCAGCATCACAGATGTTCCATAAACCAGTAGTTAAGCATGGCATCAATGGTGAGCTAAGGCAAAAAGGTAAGATTGCAGAACTTGCTCTTGGCTATGGTGGATCAGTTGGAGCTTTAACTGCCATGGGCGCTATTGATATGGGGCTTGAAGAAGATGAACTTAAACCATTAGTTACCGCATGGCGTAATGCTTCACCTAATATCGTGAATTTCTGGTGGGCAGTGGATAAAGCAGCAAAAGATGCAATAGCAGATAAGAAGAAAACATATACTCACGGACTTACTTTCGAGTGTGCCCATGGGATGCTTTTTGTAACTTTGCCTAGTGGAAGAAAACTATCCTATGTTAAACCTAAGATTATAGAAAACCAATATGGCGGCGAGTCTATTTCCTATGAAGGAATAGGCACTCAAAAGAAGTGGGAACGCTTAGAAACGTATGGTCCTAAAATCGTTGAAAATATCGTTCAAGGAACAGCCCGTGATGTTTTATGCAATTCCATCAAAACTTTAAGGAATTATCGAATTGTTGGACATGTGCATGATGAATTGATTATTGAAGTTCCAATGGATGAAACTGTAGAAAATATATGCAATTTAATGGCAAAAACGCCTAGTTGGTGCTCTAATTTGATTTTAAGGGCAGATGGGTATGAATGCCAATTCTATAAGAAAGACTAAGAGGTAATATAATGAAATTTATTTTATATACAGCTGACGTTACAGGCGTTAAAGCAAATACAAAATACAAAAACAAAGTGGAAGTTAAGGATGCAGAAACTTTAAAGACGGCAGTTTCTAAAGATTATGTCTTTGCTTCGTATAAGGGTGATTCCAGAAGCGAAGATAACTTTATCGAATCTGACTGTGCAGCATTTGACATCGACAATGATCACTCGGATGATCCACTAGATTGGATTTCTGAACAAGAGGTTATTGATGCATTTCCTGGAGTTGGTTTTGCTATCCATTTTAGCAGAAACCACATGAAGGATAAGGGTGAAAAGGTTGCTCGTCCTAAATTCCACGTTATCTTTCCAATCGATAAAATAAGCAATAAAGATGAGTATAAAGCATTCAAAAATAAGGTTAGCGAGCTATTTCCTTACGTTGATAAGAACGCTCTTGATGCAGGCAGATTCTTTTTTGGTACACCCGATGCCAATGTGAAAATCGTAGAAGGTGACATTAACCTAACTACCTTCATTAAGCGAGAAGAGGCATTTGAGAATTTAGGTACGAATACCAAAATTGAATCTGGTGCTAGAAACTCTACAATGAGTCAGTTTGCTGCTCGTGTTTTGAAGAAGTATGGCACAGAAACAAACGATGCATACGAAGCCTTTATCGAAAAAGCCAATGACTGCGAACCACCTCTAAGTGAACAGGAGCTAGAGACTATCTGGCATAGTGCATTGAAGTTTTATAAGAAGATATCGTCTCTTCCAAATTACATCCCGCCTTCAAAGTACAATGACACAAACTCATACTTGCCTGAGGACTTTACTGATGTTGGACAAGCAGAGGTCTTGAATAAGTATTTCAAGGATATTCTTCGCTATAGTCCTGCCACTAAATTCTTATGGTTCAATGGCATCTATTGGAAAGAGTCCGAAGAAGGTGCTCAGCGAGTCGCCCAAGAATTAACCAGACGTCAGTTGAAGCAGTCTGTTTCTATGATAGGTATTGCTAAAGATAAGTTAGCACAACTAGGTGGGGTTGATGTACTGGTTAAATCCAGCAAAAAGGATTTTAATTCCTTAAACGATGAAGCTCAAAAGGCAGTTGAAGAATATAACCTTGCTGTTCAATATTATCAGTTCGTACTCAAGCGTCGTGACTCCAAATATATCGAGGCCACATTGAAGCAGGTCAGAAACATGGTTGAAATCGAACCAAAGGACCTAAACTCAAATGAATTCTTGCTTAATACTCCAAATGGGACTATCGATTTAAGGAAAGGCGTTACTAGCTTAAGAGCGCACAATGCAGAGGACTTTATTACCAAGTCTACAGCAGTAGCAGCAGGATTGAAGGGGAAGGACATCTTGCTTGATTGCATCAATAAGATTTTTGGTGGTGATCAAGAGTTAATCGATTATGTACAGCTTATGTGCGGTGTTGCCATCATTGGCAAGGTTTATATCGAGGCTTTAATCGTGGCCTATGGCGATGGTGGAAACGGCAAGTCTACCTTCTGGAATGCAATATTTAGAGTTCTAGGCAATTATAGTGGAAAGATATCCGCTGATGCTTTGACTACAAATTGCAAGAGAAACATCAAGCCAGAAATGGCTGAAATCAATGGCAGAAGACTATTAATTGCATCTGAATCACAAGAAGGTGCAAGGCTAGATGATTCTGTTGTCAAGCAGTTAAGCTCGACGGACGAAGTGCAGGCCGAGAAGAAATACAAGGATCCATTTTTCTTTACTCCTTGCCATACATTGGTCCTTTATACCAATCACCTACCAAAGGTAAGGGGAGCGGACAATGGTATCTGGCGCAGACTCATCGTTATACCGTTCTTGAATAAGATGACTGGCGGTGGGGATGTTAAGAATTATGCCGACTACCTTTATGAGAATGCAGGTGAGTATATCTTAACTTGGCTAATTGAAGGTGCTAAAAAGGCAATTGATGCAGGTTTCAAATTTAAAACTCCTAAAGTTGTTGAAGATGCAATAAATGATTATCGTGAGCAAAATGACTGGTTCCATCATTTCTTAGAAGATTGTTGTCAGGTTGGTGAAAATGAAAGCGAAAGTTCTGCTGATCTATATTCTGCATACAGACGTTATTGTGAACAAAACAATGAATATACCAGAAGTACAACTGACTTTTACGTGGCTTTAGAAACTAATGGTTTTGAAAGATATTTGAAGAACAGAAGAAAATACTTCAAGGGATTAACTCTTCATTTTGAGGACGACTTTAGTGATTTTCTAGATTAAAAATAAGGTAAATACATAGTCTGTAATACTCTATTCTAAAACTCTTCTAAGGGGTATTTTTAAAGGGCCTATAGTAAGTTTTATATATAAGTATAACAGACTATGCACACCTAAATTTACTGAAGGGAATTTAAGTCTATGGCAGAAGAACAGATTATAGAATCCAAGCTAACTAAAGAAGTTAAAAAGTGTGGTGGGTTATGCTTGAAGTTCATATCACCAAATTATGCAGGTGTTCCTGATAGGTTGATTTTACTAGCAATTGCTAAGATAGCATTTGTAGAAGTTAAGGCACCAGGGAAGAAACCACGAAGACTACAGATTAAAAGGCATGAAGAATTAAGGCAGTTAGGCTTTAAGGTCTATGTCTTGGATAACATAGACGACATAGGAGGTATTATCGATGATTTATCATCCACATGATTATCAAAAATATTCAATTGAATTTGTAAAGACTCATCCAATAGCAGCATTGCTACTTTCGATGGGACTTGGCAAAACATCAACAACTCTTACAGCACTTGATGATTTACTATTCGATTCCTTTGAAATTCATAAAGTCTTGGTTATAGCTCCTTTGAGAGTTACAAAGGTATGGCTTGATGAGGTTAAGAAATGGAATCACTTGAACTATCTTAGATGCAGCTTAGTTGCTGGTACAGAGCAAGAACGAAAAAGAGCTCTGTGGGCTAATGCAGATATCTACATCATCAATAGGGAAAATGTCCAATGGCTGATTGATGAAAGTGGCATTCAATTTGATTTCGATACTTTAGTTGTCGATGAGCTTTCAAGCTTCAAGAATTTTAAGACTAAGCGATTTAAATCCTTGATGAAGGTAAGACCAATGGTTAAAAGAGTTATTGGTTTGACTGGAACGCCCACTTCAAATGGTCTTATGGATTTATGGAGCGAATTCAAACTCTTAGACCAGGGGAAAAGACTAGGTCGATTTATTACCAATTACCGTGACCAATACTTCAGACCCGATAAGAGGAATGGTCAAGTCGTATTTTCTTATAAGCCTTTGCCTTTTGCAGAAGATGCCATATACGACAAAATCTCTGATATCACAATTTCCATGAAAGCTAATGACTACCTGAATATGCCTGAGCTTATCTCAAATCATATTGAAGTAGAAATGAGCGAAAAGGAAATGAAGGTGTATCAAGAATTGAAGCAGGAACTCGTAATAACCTTAGGTGATGAGGATGTGACGGCGTCTAATGCAGCCTCGCTTTCCAACAAGTTGACTCAAATGGCCAACGGTGCGATTTATCTTGATAACCATGAGAGTGCAATAATCCACGATAGAAAGCTAGATGCATTAGAAGATTTGATTGAAGCTCAATGTGACAAACCGGTGCTCGTAGCATATTGGTTCAAGCATGACTTAGATAGAATCAAAAATAGACTTGAAGAATTGAAGGTTAACTTTAAGGAAATCAAGACTGAAGCATCTATTGAGGATTGGAACAAAGGAAATATTGAAGTAGGACTTATCCATCCAGCATCAGCGGGTCATGGACTCAATCTTCAAGAAGGTGGATCAACACTTATCTGGTTTGGATTGACTTGGAGTCTTGAGTTGTATGAGCAAACCAATGCCAGACTCTATCGTCAAGGACAAAAGGATAGATGTGTTGTAATTGAGCACATTGTAACAAAAGGCACAATTGATGAACAAATCATAAAGGCACTTGAAGAAAAGGACAAAAGTCAATCCAGATTAATTGATGCAGTAAAAGCAAATCTTAGAAAATCAAAGTAAAACATTGTCAATCATAGTCAATCAGTAACTTTAACAAAAACTTTGTGGGAGGATGAGAGCATGAGTGTTAAAGAAAAACTGAATCAAATTAAGTACTTAAATTACGACATCAATAGACTTAAGCAGTTAGCAGAAATCTATGAGGAACGTTCGCATTCTGTTCCAGGACAATCATTCGATAGAGAAAAAGTGCAAACTACTAGAAACTTAGATGCACCGTTTGTTAAGTGGATTTATAAGAAGATGGAAGTTGAAGAATCTATTAAGCGCAAGCAAGATAAAATCGAATTGGCAAAAGTTGAGATTATGAATCTGGTATCAGAACTTGAAAACTATGATTACCAATTAATTTTGATCTATCGATATGTGCATCTTAATGGATGGGATGAAATATCATCGAGCCTTCATATTTCTAGGGCAACAATGTTTAGATATCACAAGCAAGCCATAAAAGACTTGGAGGATAAATTTGATGAGCTATAAAGAGGCAAAAGAAGATGGAATTAGGATTGAAGAAAGTAGAAGTATGACAACGCCTACATTCTATTATCCCTTATGTGCTGAGTGTGGTGCTGAAGTAATAAGGACACATTATAAGCGTGAAATTAAGTATTTGTGTCCTAGATGCAAAAGATACAACGATGCAATCAAACGTTTAGAACAAAAGATTAAAGGCTTATAAAAATTGAGACTCAATGAGACTTGCAATACCAATGCTTATATGTATTTATGGTATTGTAGATAAATGTATATAGATGGGCTACTAGCTTAATTGCTGGTGGCTTTTTTTATACTCTGAAGGAGGTGGTTGTGTGCCATATCAATTTAAGAAGCCTTGCGCCTATCCAGGATGTCCTAACTTAACCAATGAAAAGTATTGCGAAGAGCATAAGGAGATAGGAAAGCAAGAGCACAATGCCACCAAGCATGATCCAAATCATTCGAAGAAGTATGGCAACAACTGGCGAAGGCTACGTGCTGCATATGCTAAGGCTCATCCGTTATGTGAAGAATGTCTCAAGGAAGGTAGACTCACTCCTGTTGAAGAAGTTCATCACATTGTTCCGCTCAATCGCGGTGGCAAGAATGAATGGGACAACCTCATGAGCTTATGTCAGTCGTGTCATACTAAGATTCATTATCAGATGGGTGACAGAAAGAAACTTCGCTAAATGGCTCACGTTGCGTTTGAATTATATCAGGGTGAGTTGATCAAGAAACTCGTAAAAAGCGAAATTTATGGCATTTCTGCGCGTTTGGTAGCCCTAGGGGAGGTCAAATCTCTACAGCAAATAGCATTTTAACCGAGCCTGGGGTTTCGTGTGTAAAAATTCGAGTTCAAACGGGGTAATAGGCAAAGTCAAAAAAAGAAGGAGGTAACCTATGGCAAAAGATGGAACAATGCGTGGTGGTGCTAGACCAAACACAGGCCCGAAGAAGAAAGCATTAGCGGATAAAATTATTGAGGGGAAAGCAAGTGTAGAGAATGGTGCCGTTATGTTACCTGAGCCTATAGAAATTGAAGGTGTCGATATGCCACCGATAAAAGACTTCCTGAAAGCAAAACAAAAGAATGGTAAAGACATGTGTGCTGAGGAAGTCTATAAAAGCACGTATCTTTGGCTCAAGAAAAGAAGATGTGAAAAACTAGTATCCACACAACTTTTAGAACAATATGCGATGAGCGTTTCACGTTGGGTGCAATGTGAAGAGGCAATTAGTGAATTCGGATTTTTAGCAAAGCATCCTACAACTGGAAATGCGATGCAAAGCCCTTATGTGGCAATGAGCCAAAATTATATGAAACAAGTAAACCAGATATGGTTTCAAATCTATCAAGTTGTAAAGGATAACTGTTCCGCTGATATTGGTGGATCTAATCCTCAAGACGATCTGATGGAAAGATTACTACAAGCTAGAAGGAGGTAGACAAAAATGTTTGAAAAAGTAAATCCAAGTCACCCTGATAAAATCGCTGATAGAATAGCAGGCGCAATAGTAGACCTAGCTTATAAACAAGAAGACAATCCTAGAATTGCAGTTGAGGTACTTATAGGTCATGGTAAGTGCCACATCATAGCTGAGTCTTCTGTGTATATTGACAAAGCAGAAGTGAAGGCCGCAGTAAAAAGAATTGCAGGAAGCAATATCGATGTCGATTATGTTGAAGTCCCTCAGGATAGGCATTTATCAGACAATCAAGAAGGGAAAATCCGATGTGGTGACAATGGAATATTTAAGGGAGCGCCCTTAACCAAAGAGCAAAAGGAACTATCAAATATAGCTCATAGCATTTACGCCGCTTACCCTTATGATGGCAAATACATCTTGAATGGGGATAGGTTGATCATCTGTCAAAGTAATGCATCAACTGATGAGCTCACAAGAAAGTACCCTTGTGCTGAAATCAATCCCATTGGTGATTGGACAGGAGGAACCAATGTTGATACAGGTGCAACAAACAGGAAGCTTGGTAGCGACATGGCAGATTCAGTCACAGGTGGTGGCCTTCACGGAAAAGACCTATCGAAGGCTGATGTCAGTGTAAATATTTATGCATTTATTAAAGCTCAAGAAACGGGAACGGCAGTTGAACTTTGTTGTGCCATTGGCGATGAGTATATCGACAACAAGCCTTATGCAGAAATCGTGGAAATTGCAAGAGAGTTTATATTTGACTTAGGTGGATTTGAAAAATTCGCTGAGTGGGGCTTGGTCTAATTGGAGTGCTCTAGTATGAATGCACTAAGGATAGATGTAGGAGTACATACGATTTTGCATGTGAACTTAACTGAGGTTGACTTTACTGACATCAAAGAAATTGTTTTTACAATCAAAAATCCTTCACCTAAAAACTCAAAGCCAATCATTGAGAAAATTTTTACTGAGTCAGGTTTTTATGAAGTAATCATCACACCATCTGAAAGCTTAAAACTAGTAGAAGGTGCTGAGTATGATTTTAATCAAGTGCTTAAAGATGAAACAAGGTACAAGATTAGTGATACAGGAAGGATAATCCTTAGAAAAGGTGTAGGTGACTTTTATGGCTGATAATATAAACGTTTCCAATGTTTCAAAGCAAAGAATAGATATTTCAATTCCTCCTAAAAAAATAGATCCAACTGGCGAAGGATGTACACCAACAATAGAGATTACTCATCTTTGGCATCTCGGTAAAATGAAAGAATTTGAGATAGCTCTTGATACCAAAATTCCAAAGGCACTATCTATTCTTCCACAGGTTAAAGAAGAAAATATTTCAACTGTAGATACAAGAGAAAATGCGAAGATTTATGTTCAAGTAGGAGATACACCATCGTATGCAACGCTTGAACAGTTAAAAGAACTTAATACAAAAACAGTGTTCGTAGATGAGCTATCGGACACAAAAATTCACAAGTTAAGCAATGAAGATATTGTAATGCTTAGAAAGGAGTAATAAATAATGTCGCAAAAAAGGACACAATATGTAAAAACGGCAAACGGTCTTGAAAAGCAACTTATTGCATCATCCGCCGACATTGTAGAAATTAATACGATAGATGGTTTAGATGCAAAAAACGTTCAAGATGCACTTGTAAAAATAAAAGACATCGCTGATAACGGTGGTGTTACTGGAGTAAAAGGCAATGGTGAAACAAATTATCGAAAAGGTAACGTAAATATTACACCAACAAACATTGGACTTGGTAATGTTACAAATCATGCACAAGTAAAAAGAACTGAAATGGGCGTAGCCAATGGTGTAGCTACATTAGGAGCAGATGGTAAAGTACCTTCAGGTCAATTGCCTTCTTATGTTGATGATGTTTTGGAATACGATAAAAAGTCTGCGTTCCCTGCAACAGGTGAGACAGGCAAAATTTATGTGACAAAGGATACTAACCTAACTTATAGATGGTCAGGAACGTCATATGTTGAAATCAGTTCTTCGCTTGCCCTTGGAGAGACATCATCAACGGCTTATGCAGGTGATAAAGGTAAGGCACTAGCCGTAAGAGTTACAGCCGTGGAAGGAAAGGCGAGCACCAACGAGTCTAATATCTCAAGCGTAGGAACAAGAGTCACTAATCTTGAAAACGGAACTAAGGCAGCGGGTAAAGCAACCAAACTTGCAACGGCAAGGAAAATCTCAATCTCAGGTGATGCAACAGGAAGTACAGATTTTGATGGAAGTGCAGATAAAACAATTGCTTTGACACTTGCTAATTCAGGAGTTACTGCTGGTACTTATTCTGCGGTAGCGGTAGATGCAAAAGGAAGAGTCACGGCAGGCAGCCAGATAGTTGAATGGGGAGCAAAGGGACAAACCGAGCCAAGTGCTAATTTAGCAGTAGGTGGCTTGTTCTTCATGCTTAATGAATAGGTGATTTTATGTCTTGCTATACACCGAAAAGAAAAACTAATAACGGGATCGAGGACGTAAAACTTCCAATCAATTCAATAAAGGGCCTCGAGGATAGGCTTGCGACAATCGGAGGAAGGAAGCTGTCAATGCCAATCATAAGGCTCGCTAATGTCCTGGATGGTAACAACACGATGATCATCGGCCCGAGCAACCCGCTGAAGTTTTGCGTCGAGATCATCGATGGATCGTTGCAGGTTGGGGATTCTCTGCAGATCTGCGTAAAGCAGCTTTTCACCTACAGGAAAAGGAACAAGCGAAAGTACAGATTGAGATGCCAGTGGAGCACGAATGTCACCCAGCAGGACATAGGCTCGAGGTTCCTGTACGTAAGCGTCATCGAATCTCTAAGCGGGATATCGCAGAGATTGTATAGGACGAATGACTGGGGAAATTCGACCTTATCGCCGCTATACATCCGAGTAAGAAGGCCGATTTTCGCTGGAACAAACGAAGTCGGTGCCTATTTTTCGAATATAGTGACCGTCTGGAAGAAATATTCCCTAGAAACAGGGAAGATACTAATCAAATAAAGAAATTATCGAGTGACGGAATCAACTCTGCAGGGGAAACCCCGCAGTGACAGTAAAACTCGCCAAAAGGCGTGTCGGCGCAAACTCTCGGTAATTTTTGTTTTTTTATGAGGAGGTAAAAATGAAAACAACCAAAGAAATGACGCTTGTCAGCATTGGCAGGCTTATACCATATATAAATAACGCAAGGACGCATAGCGAAGCTCAGATTACGAAACTACGTTCAAGCCTTCGTGAATTTGGTTTTATTAATCCTGTGATTATTGATAAAAATTATAATATCATTGCAGGTCATGGACGAGTTCAAGCAGCAAAAGCAGAAGGAATAAAAGAAGTTCCTTGTGTGCTTGTTGACTATCTAACTGAAGCGCAGAAAAAGGCGTACATCATTGCCGACAATCGCATGGCACTTGATGCAGGATGGGATGAAGAAATCCTCAAGGTTGAATTGGAGACTCTCGAAGGGGAGTCTTTTGATTTGTCACTTACAGGTTTCGATGATGATGAACTCGCAGACCTGTTCAAGGAAGGCAAAACGGACATTGAAGACGACAATTACGATTTGTCTGCCGCTTTGGAAAAAGCATCATTCGTTGAAAAAGGCGATAGATGGATAATCGGAAGGCACGTTCTTTATTGTGGGGATGCAACCGATGCAGAAGACGTCAATAAGCTTATGGATGGGAAGAAGGCAAATTTGGTGCTTACAGATCCTCCTTATGGTGTGTCTTTTAAATCTTCAAGTGGGTTAACCATCAAAAACGATTCAATTAAAAATGAGGAATTTTATCAGTTCTTACTTGATGCTTTTAATAACATGGTTGCTCATTGTGAAAGTGGTGCAGCAGGATATGTCTTCCATGCAGATACCGAAGGACTTAACTTTAGGAAGGCATTTATTGATGCAGGTTTCCATTTAGCAGGATGTTGTATATGGGTAAAAGATTCACTTGTATTAGGTAGATCTGATTATCAGTGGCAGCATGAACCTGTACTTTATGGTTTCTTACAGAACGGAAAGCATAGATGGTTCTCAGACAGAAAACAAACTACCATTTGGAATTTTAAAAAACCTAAGAGGAATGAAAATCACCCAACAAGTAAACCTCTTGATTTGCTTTCTTACCCTTTGCAAAACAGCTCTCAGGAAAACACAATTGTAATTGATACTTTTGGTGGTTCTGGATCAACTCTAATGGCTTGTGAACTCACTAATCGTATTTGCTACACGATGGAGCTAGATGAGAAATATGCATCGGTTATTTTAAGACGATATGTTGATAACGGCGGTGATCCTGAAGGAGTTTACTGCATTAGAAATGGTGAGAAAATCAACTATCTTGATGTGGTTAAAGAAGTTGAGAAAAAGTTCGATAATTCCTTTGCCAATGACTTGATATAAAACTCCTTTAGAGTGATATATATACTACCTAAAGGAGGTATTAAAAATGAACGAATTTAGAAAGAAATTATATGAAATGTGCGATAAGACCAATACAAGAAAGAGTGGCATCGACTTCCTTGTTAATTACTACATTGAATCATTACACTGGAGTGAAGAAGAGGCTTGCAAATACGCACTTAGCTTATTTAAAAACGGAACTATCCAAAATATTAAGCTGATAGGAAAGGATGGACAAGAACTATGATTGATATTGAAAACTTAAAAAAAGAGTTTCCTGTTGGTAGTCGAGTTGAACTTATCAAGATGGAAGATAAACAAGCACCACCAATTGGGACAAGAGGCACGGTAATAGGTGTTGATGATATCGGTTCGATCATGGTTGCTTGGGATAATGGAAGTTCACTAAATGTTGTATATGGGGTTGATAAATGCGAAAAGCTAAATATCGTTAAAACAATATGCTATGGCAAGGAACAAATATGGGATAAAAAAGAAGATGCAATTGAATTTTTTGTTGATTGTATGCTTAATTCTGAAGGTTCAGAAAGAGAAAGATACTGTAACATTTTATCTTCGCTAGAGGCCAATTTGAAAGTATGCAAAGATATGTAGAAATCCAAGTACTTTATATATCATAGATATATAAAAACATTCAAAAAAAGATATACAATTAACTTGATATAAGTCCTCTTTAGAGTGATATATATACACGAGGAAGGAATACAACTTCCAAGGAGGAACAAGCATGAAAAATACAGAAAACCAAGTTACAAATATGAAAAAACAAACAATCGGAGTCGAGGTTGAGATGAACTCAATTACAAGAAAAAAAGCAGCAATTTTGGTTGGAGAATATTTTGGTACAAGAGCATACGATGCAGCAAGAGAATACGGTTATTTCAGTTGGGCTTGCAAAGACACGAAAGGAAGAACATGGAAATTCCAAAAGGATGTATCAATTGCAGGACCAGACGATGAAAAATGCGAAATGGTAACGCCAATCCTAACCTATGATGATATTGAAGACTTGCAGGAAATTATAAGAAGACTTAGAAAAGCGGGTGCGAAAAGCGATGCATCAAGGATGTGTGGAGTTCACATCCATATTGGAGCAAACGGGCATACCCCACAAACAATGAGAAACCTTACAAACATTATGGCAAGCCACGAAAGCTTACTTGCTGAGGCACTCAACCTTGATAGAGGAAGAATTGATAGATACTGCCGAACAGTTGACGGAAGGTTCTTAAAAGCAGTCAATAAGAAAAAGCCTAAAACAATGAGTGCATTTGCTGATGTTTGGTACGAAAGCCAAAACGAAGGATATGGAAGAACACAGCATTATAATGGAAGCAGATACCACATGCTAAACTTTCATGCAACATTTACAAAAGGAACAATCGAATTTAGATTATTCCAATTCGATGCACCGAGTGATGGTAAAGCAAATGGGCTTCATGCAGGACAACTTAAGAGTTACATTCAACTTTGCTTGGCACTAAGCCAAATGGCAAAAGATGCAAAGGCAGCATCAAGCAAACCTCAACAACACGACAATCCAAAATACGCAATGAGAACATGGCTACTTAGACTTGGCTTTATCGGAGATGAATTCAAAACAGCTAGAGAATTCTTAACTAAAAGGTTGTCAGGAGATGCAAGCTTCAGAAGTGGGGTAAGACCTACTTCTCTAGCCTAAGGAGGTAATTTATATGAAAAAGACTTACTATTTAGCCTATGGTTCAAACTTAAATGAAAAGCAAATGAAAAGAAGATGCCCTGATGCAACCAAGGTTGGAACATCATTCATTGATGGTTACAGGCTCATGTTTAAAGGAAGCAAAACAGGTTCATACCTTACAATTGAAAAAGCTAAAGGGCATAAGGTTCCAGTTGGCGTGTGGCTTGTGAGTGGGCAAGACTTGGCTTCACTTGACGTTTACGAGGGGTATCCTTCCTTTTATTATAGGAAATGGGTAAATGTTCCATTTGAAAATAAAAACGCAACACAAGGCAAAATAAACGCCTTAGTCTACATAATGCATGAGGACAGGAAGCTTGCTTGCCCCACGAAATTCTATGTTGATACCTGCCTTGAAGGGTATGAAGACTTTGAATTTGACAAAAGATTTCTATTGGAAGCACTAAAATTTAGCTTGGAGGTAAACGATGAAGACAAACGATAATTTTATGAAGACTTGTCCTAAATGTGGCAAGAACTACAAAGCACCTTCTGCCATTTCAAGGGTAGATAATAAAACGCCGATTTGCCCAACTTGTGGTACGAGAGAGGCGCTTGAAGGCTTAGGTATTAACAATGACGAGATTGAAAAAATAATCGAAACAATACCAAAGTATGAATAAAAGTAAAGAGAATCAAAGTCGGCTTGATGGTCGGCTTTTTCTTATTGAGAAGGAGGTGGAAATTTGCGAAAACTTAAAAAGTATGTTCCGACTAAGTTCAAAGCTAAAGACTCCACCTATGATAAAGCTGCTGCAGATTATGCGGTTAACTTTATTGAATGCTTGTGCCATACGAAAGGTACATGGGCAGGTGAGCCATTTGAACTTATAGATTGGCAGGAGCAGATAATCAGGGATCTGTTCGGAACATTGAAACCTAATGGATATAGGCAATTTAATACTGCTTACATCGAGATTCCAAAAAAACAAGGTAAATCGGAACTAGCAGCTGCAGTTGCTTTGCTATTAACTTGTGGTGATGGTGAAGAAAGAGCTGAAGTTTATGGATGTGCAGCTGATAGGCAACAAGCATCAATCGTATTTGAGGTTGCAGCAGACATGATAAGAATGTGTCCTGCACTTAATAAAAGGTGCAAGATACTATCGGCAACAAAGCGAATTATTTATTTGCCGACGAATAGCTTTTATCAGGTCTTGTCCGCTGAGGCTTATTCCAAACATGGCTTTAACATACACGGAGTTGTATTTGACGAGCTGCATACTCAGCCAAATAGAAAACTTTTTGATGTTATGACCAAAGGTTCTGGTGATGCAAGAATGCAACCTTTATATTTCCTAATCACCACAGCAGGAACTGATACTAAATCTATTTGTTACGAAACTCACCAAAAAGCGAAAGACATTCTTGAAGGAAGAAAACATGATTCTACATTCTACCCAGTCATTTATGGAGCGGAAGTGGATGATGATTGGACAGATCCTAAAGTTTGGAAAAAGGCAAATCCATCACTTGGGATAACGGTTGGAATAGACAAGGTGAAGGCGGCTTGTGAAAGTGCAAAACAAAACCCAGCAGAAGAAAATTCATTCAGACAGTTAAGGCTAAATCAATGGGTAAAGCAAGCAGTAAGATGGATGCCTATGGAAAAGTGGGACGATTGCAGTTTTGACTTTAATCCTGAGGATTTGAAAGGGAGAGTTTGCTATGGTGGACTAGACCTTTCTTCAACAACGGATATCACTGCATTCGTTTTAGTGTTTCCGCCGACTGAAGAAGATGAGCATTACTACATCCTGCCTTATTTCTGGATACCCGAAGAAAATATGGAAGCAAGAGTCAATAAAGACCATGTTCCTTATGATTTGTGGGAAAGGCAAGGCTTTATTGAAACGACCGAAGGCAATGTTATTCATTATGCCTACATTGAGAGTTTCATAGATGAGCTTGGTAAAAAATACAACATAAAAGAAATTGCTTTTGATAGGTGGGGCGCAACAATGCTTGTTCAAAATCTGGAAGGACTCGGTTTTACAGTCGTTCCCTTTGGTCAGGGATTTAAAGATATGAGCCCACCAACAAAGGAACTTATGAATCTAGTTCTTGGCAAAACTTTAAGGCACAACGGACATCCAGTGCTTAGATGGATGATGGACAATGTGTGTGTTAGAACAGATCCAGCAGGAAATATAAAGATGGATAAGTCAAAATCCACAGAGAAGATTGATGGTAGCGTGGCAACTGTTATGGCACTTGATAGAGCAATAAGAAATAAAGGAGAGACTTCTGATTCAGTTTATGATTCAAGAGGTCTTTTAATTATTTAGGAGGTCAAAAATGGGACTTATAAACAAATTATTCAAATCACGAGATCACCCCAAGATAGATAACAGGACTGTTGGTAGTTCTTATTCGTTTTATATGGGCGGTTCTTCAGCTGGTAAGAATGTAAATGAAAGAAGTGCAATGCAAATGACTGCAGTTTATTCATGTGTAAGAATTCTTGCAGAAGCTGTTGCAGGATTGCCATTACATCTTTATCGATATAAGGAAGACGGAGGAAAAGAAAGAGCGATAGACAACAATCTTTATCACTTACTGCATGATGAACCAAACAAAGAAATGAGCTCATTCATCTTTAGAGAAACGCTTATGACTCATTTGCTTTTATGGGGAAACGCTTATGCACAGATTATAAGAAATGGTAAGGGCGAGGTTGTAGCTTTATATCCTTTGATGCCAAATAAGATGCAAGTTGATAGAGACGAAAATGGTGAGCTTTATTACATATACACGAGAAGTTCTGACGAAGCAAAGACTATGGACGGAGTGACGGTGTATTTAACGCCAAGAGACGTCTTACATATTCCAGGACTTGGATTTGATGGGCTAGTAGGATATTCGCCAATAGCGATGGCCAAAAATGCGATAGGACTGGCAATTGCTACAGAAGAATATGGTGCAAAATTTTTTGCGAATGGTGCTGCACCATCTGGTGTCTTGGAGCATCCAGGGACAATTAAGGATCCATCAAGACTAAGAGAGAACTGGAACTCGACATTCGGTGGCTCTGCTAATTCTGGTAAGGTTGCAGTATTAGAAGAAGGAATGAAGTACACACCGATTTCAATTTCACCAGAACAAGCTCAGTTCTTAGAAACAAGGAAATTTCAAATTGATGAGATAGCTCGAATTTTTAGGGTTCCACCTCATATGGTTGGTGACCTTGAGAAATCGAGCTTTTCTAATATTGAACAGCAATCACTCGAGTTCGTTAAGTATACCTTAGATCCGTGGGTTATTAGATGGGAACAGTCGTTATCTAGGGCATTACTTAATGAAGATGAAAAACGAAAGTATTTCTTCAAGTTTAATCTTGAAGGTTTGCTTAGGGGTGATTACGAATCTCGTATGAGTGGTTATGCAGTAGCAAGGCAAAATGGCTGGATGTCTGCAAATGATATACGAGAACTTGAAAACATGGATAAGATTCCTGCCGAAGATGGCGGTGACTTATACCTAATCAACGGCAATATGCTACCGCTTAATAAAGCAGGAGCTTATGCAAATATAGAAAAGGAGGATACAGCCGATGAGGAAATTTTGGAAATGGATAAATCAAGCCGAAGCGGAAGAAAGAGTCCTAGAACTTAACGGAACGATAGCGGAAGAATCATGGTTCGATGACGATATTACGCCACGAATGTTCAAAGACGAGCTTTACTCTGGAAATGGTCCGATTACTGTTTGGATTAATAGTCCTGGTGGTGATTGTATTGCAGCTTCGCAGATTTATTCAATGCTAATGGATTATAAAGGTGAGGTTACAGTTAAAATTGATGGAATTGCTGCTAGTGCTGCAAGCGTAATAGCTATGGCAGGAACTAAGGTCGTTATTGCTCCAACTGCACTTATTATGATTCATAATCCATCAACTAGTGCTAATGGTGACCATAGAGATATGAGTAAAACGATTGAAGTGCTAAATGAAGTAAAAGAATCGATTATCAATGCCTATGAAATTAAGACAGGGCTTTCAAGAACAGTCCTAAGCCACATGATGGACGCAGTTACATGGATGAATGCAAACAAAGCTATTGAACTTGGATTTGCAGATGAAATACTCGAAGACGAAAAGAAAGCAAATTCGAGTAAAAGTTTTGAGTTTCAAGAACATCTGTTTGCAACAAAACTATTTAACAAAATTACAAACAAAGAAGTAGATGCAAAGCCTAAACAAAAAGGCAGAAACATTGATGAGCTTAAAGCAAAACTTAGTCAAATAAAAAATTTAATTTAATGGAGGATATAAAAATTATGACTATTACTGAATTACGTGAAAAACGTGCCAAAACTTGGAGTGCAATGGAAAACTTCCTTGACTCCCACAGAAACGATCAAGGTGTACTTAGCGAAGAAGATGATGCTATTTATACTAAGATGGAAAAAGAATTTGAATCTTATACTAATGAAATTAAGCGTATGGAAAGAAAAGATGCAATCGAAGCAGAACTTAATAAACCTGTATCGACTCCTTTGACTGCTAAACCTATGGTAGCTAAAGATGAAGAAGAAAATGTAGGTAGAAAATCTAAAGCATATAAAAAGTCTTTCTGGAATGCTATGAGAGCAAAGGCAGTAAGACCTGATGTGATGAACGCACTTCAAATTGGTTCTGATACTGAAGGTGGATATCTTGTTCCTGACGAATATGAAAAGACACTTGTTGAAAGCCTAGAAGAAGAAAATCTATTTAGAAAGATTGCAAAAGTAATTACTACATCTTCAGGAGATAGAAAAATTCCTGTTGTCGCAACGAAGGGTACTGCATCATGGGTAGACGAAGAAGGCACCATTAACGAAAGTGATGATGCATTTTCTCAAGTTTCAATTGGTGCATATAAACTTGGTACTTTAATTAAGGTGTCTGAAGAACTTTTGAACGATTCTGTATTTAACCTTGAGTCTTATATTTCTAAGGAATTTGCAAGACGAATCGGTAATAAAGAGGAAGATGCATTTTTCAATGGTGATGGTGTTGGAAAACCTATTGGTATTTTTAATGCAACAGGTGGTGCGGAGGTAGGTGTAACTGCAGCAAGCTCTACAGCAATTACCGCAGATGAACTTATCGACTTGTTCTATTCACTTAAAGCACCTTATAGAAAGAATGCTGTATGGGTTCTTAATGATGCAACTATTAAAGCGATCAGAAAACTAAAAGACAACAACGGTAACTACTTGTGGCAACCTGCACTTACTGCAAACACTCCTGATACCATCTTGGGTAGACCAGTATTTACATCAAGTTATGTTCCTACCATTGCAGCGGGTGCAAAGACTATTGCATTTGGTGATTTCTCTTATTACTGGGTTGCTGATAGACAATCTCGTAGTTTCAAGCGCCTTAATGAACTTTATGCTGCAACAGGTCAAGTTGGTTTTGTTGCCACTCAAAGAGTAGATGGCAAGCTTATTCTTCCTGAAGCAATCAAGGTTCTTGCTCAAAAAGAATAATAAAAAATAGGAGGTGGCAGATATGATTGCTAATGAATTACTAAAACAGGTGAAAGAAAATTTAATCATAACATTCGACGACGATGACAGTCTTATTCTTAGTTTCATAGTTGCCGCTATTTCCTATGCGGAAAGTTATCAACATATAACTGAAGGTACTTATAGCGTTATGCCTATGTCAGCAACTACAAAACAGGCGATCATCATGCTTGCTTCACATTTCTATGAATCTCGTGATGGGAGTACTGGTGGTTTCTTCGCAAATACACCAAACGCATCAGAACAAGTATGGAAGACAGTAAATCTACTACTTAGAATGGATCGAAATTGGAAGGTGTGAGTATGGGCTTAGGATTAATGAATAAACCTGCAAAAATATGTGAGAAGACTTTTGCGACCGATTCTGAGGGCTTTTCTTCGCAACGTGTGGCGGTTTTGGCAAGTATTCGAGTGTTTGTCGAAGGAAGGCACGGAAGCGAACGTTGGGCGAATTTGGCGGCTTTTAGCGAGGCTACCGAACTCTTTCGCTTTAGGAAAATACCAAATCTAAATATAACGACGAAGCAATATATCATTTTTAATGATGAGGAATACGATATTTTATCTGTCGAAAATGTAAAAAGCAGGAATATGTATATTGAGGTTTTGGCTAAAAAGGCGGTGGCATCGAATGGCTAAATGCACTTGTAATTTACCAGAAGAACTACTAAAAAAACTATCTAAACTTGGAAACAAAATGGATGAGGTTAGTGAAAAGGTTCTTGAAGCTGGTGGAGAGATTGTTTTCGATAAGGTTAAAAATAATCTGCAAGGCGTATTAAGTGGAAATTCCACAGGCGAGCTTTTAAGCTCTCTTGGTTTAAGTAAGGTACTTTTAGGTAGAGATGGAAACCACAATATAAAGGTTGGTTTTGCAGAGCCAAGAAGGGACGGAAAATCTAATGCTATGATAGCTAATATCATTGAGTATGGAAAGTCAGATCAACCTGCCAAGCCGTTCTTGAAGCCTGCGAAAAGCCAGTCAAAGAAAGCGTGCATAGATAAAATGACACAAAAAATGGAAGAGGAAATAAATAGATTATGAGTGTTTTAGCTGATGTAAAAGAATTACTAGAACCTTTAAGTGTTCCAATAGCAACTGGTGTATATAAAGGAACTGCAACAGATACTTACCTAGTTTTAGTTCCAATGTCAGATACTTTTGAATTGCATGCTGATAATATGCCTAATGCCGAAGTACAAGAATTGAGAGTTTCAATTTATACAAAAGGTAATTACAAAAAAATAACAAATCAAATAGTAAAGAAACTATTAAATGCGGAATTTACAGTAACCGACCGCAGATACATCGGTTACGAAACTGAAACTGACTATTTTCACTATGTAGTTGACATAGCAAAAAATTATGAATTGGAGGAATAAATAAAATGGCAACAATTGGTTTAGACAAACTTGTCTATGCACCTATCACGGAAGACAAAAATGGTAACGAAACATATGGAACACCTGTTCAACTCGCAAAGGCGATCTCAGCTGATTTGTCTATTGAATTGAACGAGGCTATCCTTTTTGCCGATGATGGACAATCTGAAACGGTAAAGGAATTTAAGAATGGTACTATTTCACTTGGCGTAGACGATATCGGGAATGAGGCAGCGGTAGCTCTTGTGGGTGCAACGCTAGATAGTAATGGTGTACTTATTTCAGGTGGTGAGGACCTCTCCCAATATGTAGCAATAGGATTTAGAGCAAAGAAATCAAATGGAAAATATAAGTATTATTGGCTTTATAGAGTATTATTTGGAATCCCTGCAACCAGTCTTGCTACTAAGGGCGATTCAATCACTTTCTCAACTCCAACTATTGAAGGGGCTATTTATAGACGCAATAAACCTGATGGAAAGAATAAGCATCCATGGAAAGCAGAAGTTACTGAAACACAAGAAAACAGTGAAACAATTAGTGCTTGGTACGATAGCGTATATGAGCCTGAATACTAAGGAGGTAAACAAAAATGGCAGATGAAAGAAGCGCAGTCATTACGATTGGGGAAAAAGAATATGAACTACTTTTGACAACTAAAGCAACAAAAGAAATTGCTAAAAAGTATGGTGGTCTTTCTAACCTTGGGGATAAACTTGTAAAAAGCGAAAATTACGAAGATGCAATTGGTGAGATTGTTTGGCTTATTGTAACGCTTGCCAATCAACCTATTCTTATTTTCAATTACAAGAACAAAGGAGGCGAAAAGCCACTCTTGACTCAAGATGAAGTGGAACTTTTAACAACACCACAGGATATTGCAAACTTTAAAGATGCGATTACTGAGGCTCTATTGAAAGGGACAAAACGAAATATTGAGAGTGTAGAAGTAAAAAACGCAGTGGGCGAGTAAGTGACGAAGAGTTGTTTACTCGTCTTTTATATTATGGGCTATCGCAATTGCACTTGTCACAAGATGAAGTGTGGATGATGCCCTTTGGACTTTTACTTGACTTGTGGGAATGTCATAAACAGTACAATGGCATATCTAAGCCTAAAGTAGAAGTTTTTATTGACGATATTATTCCTGAAGAAATTTAAAAAGAGGAGGTGAACGCAAATGGCAGATAGTTTTGGTTTGAAAATTGGGCTCGAAGGTGAAAAGGAATTCAAGTCTGCACTTGCATCAATAAATCAATCTTTCAAAGTATTAGGATCTGAAATGAAACTTGTAGAGAGTCAGTTTGATAAAAACGATAATTCAATGCAGGCATTAACCGCAAGAAATGAAGTGTTGCAAAAATCAATTGATGCTCAAAAGCAAAAGATAGAAACCTTGCGTTCTGCCCTTTCTAATGCAGCCGAATCATTTGGCGAGAATGATAGAAGAACACAAAATTGGCAAATCCAATTAAATAACGCACAGGCCGAACTAAACAAAATGGAAAAAGAGTTGAATGCTAATACATCGGCTCTTGATAGTGCAGGAAAAGAAATGGACGGTGTTGCTAAAAGTGCTGACGATATGGGTGATGATATCGAAGATGCTGGAAAGTCTGCAGAAAAGTCTGAAAGTAAGTTTAGCGGCTTAGGATCGGTCTTAAAGGGAATTGGTGCTGCTATGGTGGCAGTCGGAGTAGCTGCTACTGCAATGGCTGTAAAACTTGGTAAGGAAGTAATCTCTGCTTATGCTGATTATGAGCAGCTAGTAGGTGGCGTTAAGACTTTATTTGGAACTGAAACATCAAGCGTAGAAGAATATGCAAAGTCTGTTGGAAAATCGGTTGATGAAGTACGTGATGAATACAACAGTCTTCTTAACGCACAACAAAAGGTAATGAATGATGCCGATAATGCTTATAAAACCGCAGGTCTTTCGGCTAACGAATATATGGAAACAGTTACTTCATTTTCTGCATCTCTTATCGCATCACTTAATGGAGATACGGAAGCAGCTGCAAATAAAGCTAACCAGGCAATCATAGATATGGCTGACAACGCCAATAAAATGGGTACTGATATGTCTATGATTCAAAGTGCTTATCAAGGGTTTGCTAAACAAAATTACACGATGCTTGACAACCTTAAACTTGGGTATGGTGGTACTAAAACTGAAATGGAGCGTTTGCTTGCAGATGCATCAGAAATAGCAGGTGTTGAATTTAGTATTGATTCTTATGCCGATATAGTCGATGCAATCCATATTATTCAAACGCAAATGGGTATTACTGGTACTACGGCAAAAGAAGCAGAGTATACGATAACTGGTTCGATTAATTCACTTAAATCGGCATTGCAAAATCTTATAACAGGATTTGGTAATTCTGAAGCGGATATCAAAGGCTTATGTAATAACGTTGTTGATGGCTTTAAGGCAGTAGTAAAAAATATTACGCCAATCATTGGAAACATCATATCGGCATTACCAACGGCGGTAGATGCCCTGATTAATGCTGTCGGCGATTTGCTGCCTACATTTCTTACAATGGTTACTAACTTGTTCTCGGAAGTCCTAGAAACGTTGCTTAATTTACTACCTAGTCTAGTTCCTGCGGTAATGGACGCTTTACTTACAATAGTAAATACGCTTATAAAGAATTTACCGCTTATCACAAACGTAGCTGCAAAGATCATAACAAGCCTTGCTTCAGGCATTGCGAAATCAATGCCAAAACTAATACCAACTATTGTTCAAGCTCTGATAGAGGTATGCGAAACATTAATAGCTAATCTTCCTATGCTCCTTGATACGGTTCTTCAAATTGTGAATGGCTTGGCAAAAGGGATACTCGATTCGATACCAATCATAATTGATGCATTGCCTAAGGTCATTTTAGCGATTATAAATTTTATAATTGGCGCAATCCCTCAAATTATAGAAACAGGCATCCAACTATTTACTAGTTTGATAGGAGCCTTGCCAGAAATAATCGAGGTGGTAATAGAGGCAATTCCTCTTATAATCGACGGAATCATTAATGCTATTGTTGAAAACTTACCACTCATAATTGATGCAGGCATTAAACTATTTGTAACGCTCATCCAAGCATTGCCTGAAATAATTGCAATGATACTAACAGCGATACCTAAAATCATTACATCGATTATAGATGCGCTTATCAATAATATTCCCTTAATTATACAAACGGGAATTGATCTATTTACTTCGCTGATTACAAATCTTCCAATGATTATTATGGAAATAGTAAAAGCTGTGCCACAAATACTTTCTACCATTATTAATGGATTTAGCAGTGGTTTTTCACAAATGGCGGATGTAGGAAAGAACCTAGTTCGTGGCTTATGGGAAGGCATACAAGGCTTAGCTGGATGGATTTGGGATAAGGTTAGCAACTGGGCAGGAGATTTATGGAGCGGTATTAAAAATTTCTTTGGCATTCACTCTCCATCTAAAAAGATGGCTTGGATCGGCGATATGATGATGGAAGGCTTAGCAAATGGTATTGATGAAACGGCAAATGAAGTACTAAGTTCCGCAAACGGAATGGTCAATAATCTAAATAACGTATTTGATGGTTTATCTGCTGATATGAGCGAAATACCAACCGATTTTAATGTTTCGAGTGCTACTAATTCCATAAATGGTGGTGCAAAGGCAAATCAAGGTGGGTTGGTGCTTCAACTTAGTATTGGCAACTTTAACAACTATTCAAATGAAGATATCACAAGTTTGACTGAGGAAATAATGGAAACTGCAGGCAATTTTGCAAAAAGGAAAGGAGTAGTGTTCGCATGAGTTATTTTGTTTTTAATGGGATTTCTAGTGAGAGTATGGGAATTCGAATTCAATCTAAAAGTGTATATTCTGCACCAAAATATGATCTATCTTTAACCTCTATCCCTGGACGAGATGGTGACCTCATAAGTCTAAATGGAAGATTTAGCAATATAACTATTTCTTACAATTGCTTTTTACCTGCAAAGTCTATTGAAGAATTAGCAGAGAAAATTACTAAGGTAAAAAATTGGCTCTATAAAGAACCAGGCAAGTACCACGATTTAACTGATAGCTACGATAAAGAATTCTTAAGGAAAGCCTTATTTAATAGCAAGCTAGATATTTCTGATGAATGCATGAAGATAGGAGTGTTCACGATTTCCTTTTCGTGCAAGCCACTTAGGTATTTGATTTCAGGACTTGTGAAGCAAACATATTCAAGTGCGGTAATTCTTACAAACGAGTTTAGTTTTACTGCTAAGCCTTATATCAAGGTAAATGGCAAAGGGGCAGGAACACTAACTATAAATAACAAAATATGGCATTTTGAGACGCTAAACGGCTATACAGAATGCGATTCTGAACTTATGAACTATTATCACGATACAACGCTTAAAAACGACAAAGTAACTGGTGATGGATTTCCTACTTTTGAGTATGGTGAAAATCATATCGAGTTTAGTGGCGGAATAACAAGCGTTGAGATTATTCCAAGGTGGGTGAGCTTATGATTCCGATTCTATATAAAGAAGATGCAATTGATTTTTCTACATTTGGTATAGGTGTGCTTGCCGATACTGTCTCATGCTTGGTAACCGAAGAGCGAAACGGTGCTTATGAATTGACTTTGAAGTACCCTCTTAATGGTTCTTTGTATGGCGAAATAAAAAAGGAACGCATCATAAAGGCAAAACCAAATGACTTATCTGATCCACAGGCATTTAGAATATACAGAATTACTATACCGATTAATGGGATAATTACTATTTACGCTGAGCATATTTCCTATGATTTAATCAATATCGGAGTCATCCCATTTTCACTTATTAATGTCGTGCCTCAAGTTGCAATCGATACATTGCTTAAAAAGACAGTTCTTCCAAATAACTTTACTTTTAGAACGGATTACACTGCTGCAAAGGACTTTGAAGTTAAAAAGCCTCAAAGCGTGAGAGCTTGTCTTGGTGGAACTTATGGCAGCCTTCTAAATAAATGGGGTGGTGAGTTTGAATGGGACAATTTCTCGATAATCCATCATAAAGGTAGAGGAAGTAACAAGGGTGTCGTAATTGAGTATGGCAAGAACTTGACGAAGCTTGACCACGATAGTGACATTTCTGAAATCTATACAGATATTTTGCCTTATGCAGTTATTTCAAGTGGCGATGGGAATGATGTCGTTTGCACTCTTAGTGAACAGATTTTGCCTATAACAACTACCTTGACCAAAAGGAAAACTCTTATAAAGGATATGACGGATTCCTTTGATAGCGATGAAGAAATAACCGAAGACAAATTAAGAGAAAAAACTCAAAAGTACATAAGTGATAATCCGCTTGGTGTAGAAAATCGTACAATTACAATTAGCTTTGAACCATTGTGGAAGCAACCTGAATATTCTGCACTTTTAGAACGAGTTTCTCTTTGTGATACTGTAACGGTAAAGCATTCAGAAATTGGAGTATCAGTTAAGACAAAAGTGATAAAAACGACATACAATACTTTGCTTGAGAAATACACGAGCATCACGCTTGGCAGTGCAAAATCAAACTTTGTTAAGCAAGTGCAAAATATCGAAAGCAAGATTGAATCAACAAAAACGAAGGTGGATAGATTTCCCTCTCTTTTAAATTATGCGATTAACAATGCCACAAAGCTCATAACAGGAAATTCTGGAGGGTATGTTATTTTGCACTCAGCTGCTAAGGATGGCAAGCCTTACGAGTTACTTATCATGGATAAGCCCAATATCAACGATGCTTTGAAAGTGTGGAGATGGAACGTCAACGGGCTAGGTTATTCCAAAAACGGATACAATGGTCCTTACGAAACTGCTATTACATCTGATGGTCAAATCGTAGCTGACTTTATTTCTTCAGGAACGCTAATGGCGAACATCATTAAAGCAGGCATCATTTCTTCAAAAGATAGTAGCTCTTATTGGAATATTGACACAGGCGAAGTGGTGCTAAAAGCCTATGTTACAAACGATGATTTTGATGGCAAGGTGAGTGAAATCGACGAGAGGGAGTCGAAGATAGAATCCAATATCAACGGTCTTACAAGTACTGTATCTTCAATAGGCAAACGAGTCGATACTGCTGAGAATGATATTTCGAGTCTTGATTGCGACGTTACCACACTTACTCAGAAAGCTGATGCGATAGAACTTAAGGCAAACACCAACGAGAAGAATATTTCCTCTCTTACGATTGCCTCTAATAAACTTGCATCAAAGGTTGAATCGAATGCAAGTGGCATCTCTGTTTTGGAGCAGACAGCAGATTCAATCAATGCTGCTGTTTCAAAGAAGGCGGATTCGGAGGGAGGAGTTTCCTCGTCATTTGGATATAAGCTCAAATCTACAGGCTTTGAACTTTACTCCAACAATAAAACCGTTATGAAGGTAAACTCCGCAGGTCTCGAAGTAAATGGAAAGATCACGTCATCAGAAGGTGAGATCGGCGGCTTGACCATAACAAGTAGTGGCCTTAGCTACTCAGGCAACTGGAATGCGGCCTTTAGAATCGGAGATCTTTCTACCGATCCAAGAATGCCTACATATGCGATATTCTCTAGGACGCAAAGAATCGACAACTGCATCATGGGCTTCAAAAGCAATTCATACGGCGAAAACTTCTGGGCTGAATTCAGACCCGAGGGATACTGCACCTTCATGTCAAGCGACAGGGACGATGCAATAATGACTGGAAAGATTCCGTACCTTTTCCTTAAGGACGTTTGCTGGTTACACAGCCCTCTTGGCTCATCATATGAGGGAAGTACGGCTACGTGCCCTCAAATAATTGTTTTTAACTACACTGTTGCTAAATCGAGTTATTCGACAATTGACCTCGATGTCTATGGCATCAATGAGATAATTGGGGCATCTCTTACTGAAAAGGACACGCCAAGCACAGGCTCGAACAACCAGTGGTTTTCAATCGATAAAAAGAAAATCACCATCCATAACACCACGGGAGGTTCAAAAACATATTCAGTGATAGCGATTGCTATATAGGAGGGACTAATGAAAAAAGTAAAAATTAATGAACAAGGCTTTGTTGAAAGTCCGTATATCAACGATGCATCAATTGAGCGTGATGTTAATGATGAATTATATGAAAAGCTCATGACATGCACCATAGGAATGAACTGGCGATTAGTAAACGATGAATTTATTATGGTTGATATTCTTGAAGACAATGTCATAAGAGAAAGAAGACAAATCGAGTGCTTCAATTTCGTGGATAACCGATCGCAATTATGGTGGAATCATTTATCCAATGAGCAAAAGGAAGAACTAAACAAATGGTATGAGGCTTGGCTTAATGCTCCAGAAACAAGGATTATACCTGAAAAGCCAAACTGGATAGATTAGGAGGAAATTATGGAAGTAGGACAAATAATTATAACTATCGCATCAGTGATTACTGCACTTGGTGTTATATTCGGCGTGATATTTGCAGTTTATAGATGGTACTTAAAACAAGAAAAACAGGACAAGGACATCAAGGCGATAAAGGAAGAACAAACCCTTTTAACCTATGGTGTCCTTGCTTGCTTAAAAGGCTTAAAAGAACAAGGATGCGATGGGCCTGTAACAACTGCAATAAATCAAATTGAAAAATACATAAACAAACAAGCTCATAAATAAAGGAGGATAAACTTATGAACGAAATCATTTTAAACATTATATCTGTAGTGGTAACTGCGGTAATTTTGCCACTAATTTCTTATGCAGGAGCAAGGCTTATCGCTTGGCTTAACGCAAAGATTAAAGACGAAAACGCAAAACTACAATTGACTGTTGCAACTGACATCGTAATGAATGCAGTAAGAAGCGTATTTCAAACTTATGTAGAAACACTGAAGAAGAATGGCACATTTGATAAAGAAAGCCAAAAAGTAGCACTTATCAAAGCAAAAGATGATGCACTTGCTCAAATGAGTGACGAAATTAAAGATTACATAACTAAAAATTATGGCGATTTAGAAACGTGGATCACTACTCAAATTGAATCTACTATTAACATTTTAAAGAATAAATAA